ATTTTTACNTTTTATAAAAAGTATAGTTTAATAACTACAATTATTATCAAAAGTAAAATATAAATGTCATCTCTTTATTTAGATCCAAAAGTTTGGGGTCCACATTATTGGTTTTTTTTACACACTCTATCAATGACTTATCCTCATCATCCAAACGCGGTAACAAAAAAAAAATATTACGAATTTATACAGAATTTGCCTCTATTCTTACCTGTAGAAGAAATATCAGGTGAATTTAGTAAATTACTCGATAAATATCCAATAGCACCATATTTAGATAATCGTGAATCTTTGGTTCGTTGGTTTCATTTTATACATAACAAGATTAATGTAAAATTAGAAAAACCAGAAATAACTTTAAATGATTTTTACGCAAAATATTATGATGAATACAAATCGAAAAATATAAAAATGGCAGAATATTACAGGGTTAGAGAGAAATTAATATATGTAGGAATTATATTTTGCGTTATAGTAGTAACTTATTATTTATATGATAAGTAAAAATGAATAATAATATAACAAAAATATAATTTATATTAGTATTATATATACGATTGTAGTATGAAAAATACAAATTATAAAAATCATAAAATGGGCGGTCAAGCAATTGCGTCTGGTGGTTTTGGATGCGTTTTTAGTCCAGCATTAAAATGTAAAGGGTCAAAAAAAATAGAAAAGGCTAAAATAAGCAAATTAATGATAATAAAATATGCGGAACAAGAATTTGATGAAATAAATAAAATAAAAAAAAAACTAGATAGTATTAAAGATTATACGAATTTTTTTTTATTAAATGACATAACAAAATGTAAGATTAATCCCCTAACATCTAGTGACCTTAAAGATTTTGATAAAAAATGTAAAGCGTTACCAAAAAATAATATTAATAAAAAAAATATCAATGAAAAATTGGATAAAATTATGGCAATAAACATACCTAACGGCGGAATACCAGTAGATGACTACATATATGAAAACGAATCATTTAGTCAAATTTATAAATTACATAATAGCTTGGTTAATTTATTAAAAAAAGGGATTGTACCAATGAACCAGAAAAATATATATCATAACGATATAAAAGACTCAAATGTTTTAGTTATTGAAGAACCAACAAACCAACACCAAATTAAAACACGTTTAATAGATTGGGGTTTAACAACAGAATATATACCTTTTGAAAATAATCCATTTCCAAGTAAATGGAGAAATAGACCACTACAATTTAATGTTCCATTTTCAATAATAATATTTACAGATGCGTTTGTAGAAAAGTATACTGAATTTATAGAAGAGAATGGTGAAGAAAAAAATATAAAAGAAGAAACACGTCTTAAAAATTTTGTAATAAATTATCTCAGTTTTTGGATGAAAGAGAGAGGAGAAGGACACTATAAATTTATAAATGAAGTGATGTATACTTTATTTCAGAATGATTTAACAGATAAAACGAGGGAAACAAAAGCAAAATTGATTGAAACACAAATGACGATGAATTATATTATTAATTACATAGTAAATGTGTTACAGCATTTTACAAAATTCAGAGCAGACGGTTCTTTAAATTTAAGACATTATCTTGATAATGTTTTTATAAAAATTGTAGATATTTGGGGATTTATTTTTACATATTATCCTTTAGTTGAGTTGTTGGGAAATAATTATTCAGTGTTATCGGAAAATGAATTAAAAATATTTAACAAACTAAAATATATATTTATTAGTTATTTATTTGAACCTAGAAATGAAGAATTTGAAATGGATAAATTATATTCAGATTTGGAAGATTTAGGAAATTTAATTAACAAAACCAAAGATAAATCAAAAAAAGACAATGTAACTGGCAGTAAAAAAAATACCTTTAGCAAATTAAATAAATCTAGTAAATCTAGTAAATCTAATAAATCTAGTAAATCTAATAAATCTATAAAATCTAATAAATCTATAAAATCTAATAAATCTATAAAATCTATAAAATCTAATAAGTCTAGTATTTCATTTAAGCGTATTTCTAAAAAAAGTATATTTAAGAAACCTTTTTTAATAGACCTAAAATAAAAATCTAATAATATAATATAATATAACATGGACAAGGATTTTTCAAAACTTTGTACGCCTGCGAAAGTTTATTTTGCGATTGCTGTTATAAGTTCATTAATAGCTTTACTCAATGGCATTAAAATAGTTGTAGTATTCTTTAAAATATTGTTTGCATTTATATGGACTTACCTTTTATCTGTCTTATGTGACAAAGGATATAAAAAAGTGTCTTGGTTTTTAGTTTTGTTACCATATATACTTATATTTTTAGCTGTTTTGGGTTTATTACAAGTGTCAAAAAGTCAAAAACAAATGCTTAACCAGATACAATTACAAGGCGCGTTTGGTCGCGAAAACTTTACATCAGGAGTAAAGCCAACCTCAAGCGACACCGCAAAAGCTACACCACATAAGAAATCTAAAACCACAAAGTAAATCATACTATATGACATTGCGACGCACTAAATAATAAATATATTATTTTATTAATATCAAATAATATATATGAGATTAGAAATATTTGTATTAGGTTTAACAGCATTTTTTGTGTATAATACTTATAAAGATGGAAAATATACAAAAATGTTATTGTCATTTAAAAAATATTATAAAATGATATTTTATGTTTGTTTAGGCATTGGAATTTATTTATTACTTAAAAAAAATCCTAACCAAGGACGAAATATGTTATTATACGCAAATAATGTTATAAAATTTATGCCTATTGATAAAACATCTATGGATATGTTAAGTCCAATTATAGACTTTACTTCTAAGAATGAAGACCAAAGTTTTATGGAATCTTTTAATGAAATAAATCCCTTAAAAAATGTTATGGGTTTTGACAATAGAGAGAAAAGAATAATAAGTTCAGGTAGAAATGCCACAAAACGATCGGTTAGCGAAACAAAAAAGAAATATGTTGCGGCACAACAAGAATGGAAATGCGGACACTGTCAGTCTCAATTAGACCATACATTCGAAATAGATCATAAAATACGGTTAGAATATGGTGGAGGAAATGAAGTGACAAATTTAATAGCACTATGTCGTAATTGTCACGGGAAAAAAACAGCTAGCGAAAATATGTAACCAAATTAGATATTTAGAGCTAAAGCAAATATATTATATTGTAATAGTATAATATGGAAAATCAAGGTGCAAATGTTTTACCCAATTTTAAAACATCAACGAATATATATCCTTTAATAGGGATAATAATTTTTCTTATTATTATGTTAACTCTTATATATTTTAAGGTACCGCTAAGAAAATCACCGAGTTCATCAGCAAGTGACGTTTTTATAATTTTGTTTTTTTCTTTACTGGTGTTTTCGTTTTGTATTATATTGTTACCTTCATTTAAAGAACTGAAAACATTATTCGTCCAAATTAGCAGTGTTACATATGTGTTATTATATACCATATTTCTAATTCTTTTTTTCTCTCTAATTTCGGCAGAAATAATAAATAATTACGCGGTTTATATATTACCGCTTACTTTTTTGTTAGGTTTATTTAGTTTTTATAGAGGAACAAAAACGGATTATATTGATAAGTTTAATGTAAATTATGAAAGAATCAAAAGTATTATATTAATTTTTTGTTTAATAACTTGTTATATAGTATATTATAATAAAGACCCTGGAGGATATATTTCTAAGTATTTTGGTTATACATTATTGTTAACAATTATTATATCAGCTTTCGCGTTTTTATATTTGTTAACTATTTTAACGATGCCAGACACATTAACTGGTGAAAATGTAAGCTCTAAAATAGGTAGTATACTTAATGGATTTTCAGGAATTTCCGCATATGGAAGTATTTCGTTTATAATATTTTTAATAATAGCTATTATTTTGATTACTACATATCCTGGCGGGTTTTTTAACGATACAGAGGCGTCGACAAGTATAATGATAATATTATTATTAATTTGTATTATATGGAGTATATTATTAGTTGTTAATTTATTTCCCGAAATTACAAATAATGCGATGGCAAGTAATAAAATGAATTTATTTAAACGTTCTCTGTTGGCATTGTTTGGATTTATTATATCTGGACTCGTTATTTTTTGGTTAGTCCAAGGTATACAAAGTTTATCAAGTGAATCAAGTATAATAAGTTTTATTCTAAATATACTACTTGTTATAATAATACTAGGCTTAATTTACAAAACAATATACGTCCAATTACCATCAGGTAATTCTAAAAAGAACGGACTATTCGATTTAATTGTGAAATTATTATTTTATATACCTTGCATTTTTAGTGATACATTTGATTCAATTGGTAGTTTCATTTCCGGTGAATATAAAAATACTACAGCTGGTTCCGTAATAATGTTGATAGTAGCTATTTTATTGTTGTCTATATATTTTATAACACCTTCAATATATAATAAAATAAATTTACAGGGTGGAAATCAATTAGTGAATAAACCAGTTTATACAAATACGCAATATTCTTTAGGAACATATGAAGAACTAAATGGAACGGTTGATTATGATTATCAATATGCGATATCTTCGTGGATATTTTTAGATGCCTTAGGTCCGAATACAAATTTGTCATACGGAAAATATACTTCATTACTTAATTTCGCAAATAAACCAAATATACTTTATAATGGAAAAACGAACACTTTAATGATAACTATGGAACAAAAAGATTTAAAAAATATAACAGATAATAAATTAATAGATTTTGACGATAATGGTAACCGAATAATTTATAAAAAACAAAATATACCTCTTCAAAAATGGAACAATATAATAATAAATTATGCGGGAGGTGTTTTAGATATATTTATAAATGGTGAATTAGTTAAATCCGCAATAGGAGTAGTTCCGTATTATACATTAGACAGTTTAACTATAGGTGAAAATAATGGAATAAGCGGTGGAATATGTAATTTGGTATATTTTAGAAAACCTTTAACATCTTCAAATATTTATAAAATATACAATTCTGCTAAAAACATAACGCCACCGACTACAAATGATTCGAACGAAACAATTTTAATTAAAAATATATCACAAGTAAATAATTCAATTCAAAGCGTTGTGTAAAGTTATTTAAGGAAAAATGAATGAATATAAATTTATTAATATGTTATATTAAATTATTAATTTAAGTGGAAAATTTCTAAATCTATATTATACGATGAGTCCTTTAAGTATTGTCATAACAATTTTTGTGGTAGTTTTATTAGTTATGTTAATAAGATATCTTATGATTGACCCTTACACATTACAGGGTATACAAAGTGGTGAAACAGCATCTGTAATTTCGGCAACATCTTTAGCAACAAATGGTTCAAATGTTCCATCAAGCAATTTTGCTTATTCAATTTGGTTTTATGTAAATGACTGGAATTATCGTTATGGAGAGCCTAAAGTGGTGTTTGGTAGAATGGGAGCCCAAAGCACATCGGGAAGTGGTTCAATTAGTGGAGTAAGCGGATTAGATCCCTGTCCGGCGGTTGTTTTGGGTGCTGTAGAGAATAACATTGATGTTTCTTTAGGATGTTATCCAGGAATAAATCAAGAACCGACAACTTCAGGCGGAAGTACAGTCGTTCATACTTGTAGTGTAGCAAATATTCCAATACAAAAATGGGTTAACCTAGTTGTAAGCGTTTATGGACGTTCTATGGATATATATATAGATGGTAAATTAGTAAGAACATGTCTATTGCCAGGTGTCGCAAGCGTAAATAATAATTCAAATGTTTATATAACACCTGCTGGTGGGTTCAGCGGTTGGACTTCTAAATTTCAATACTTTCCTAATTCAATAAATCCACAAGACGCGTGGAACATTTACGCGAAAGGCTATTCTAGTGGGTGGAGTATGTTTAATGCTTATCAATTACAAATATCTTTAGTTGAAAACGGAACCACAGAAAAAAGTATTACTATTTAATACAAATAAATAACATTATATTTAAATATAGTTTTGAATTTTTCTTATTTAATTATATATAATGAGTGAATCAGGAATATTTAATTCATTTTCAACAAGTAATAAAGGAATTTTTAGTTCAAGCGAATTTTTAGAATCAAATAGTTTAGTAGCCAAAGTAGCATTTTTATTATTAGTAGTGTTTGCTTTTGTTATATTGCTAAGATTAGGAATTACAGCAATTACTTATTTATATAAACCAAGCGATTCGCCACATTTAATAAATGGCATGGTTGACGCGACACAAATGATAGTTTTCCCACAAGACCCAAGTAATAACGGTGCTGTAACCATTTATAGATCAGTTAATGCTAATGAAGGTTTAGAATTTACTTGGTCTGTGTGGATATTTATTAATAATTTACAAACAAATGAAGGAATTTATAAACACATTTTTAGCAAAGGAAATAGCGATTTACAAGAAGACGGTTTAATTCAACCAAATAATGCGCCTGGTTTATATATTGCTCCAAATACAAATGCGTTAGTTTTATTGATGAATACATACAACGTAATAAATGAAGAAGTTATTATTCCAGATATACCACTTAATAAATGGGTAAATGTTATAATAAGGTGTCAGAGTTCAACCTTAGATATTTATATTAATGGAACAATAGCCAGAAGTATAAATTTAATTGGCGTTCCAAAACAAAACTATGGTGATGTATTTGTTGCTATGAACGGAGGCTTTAATGGATATATTTCAAATTTATGGTATTATAATTATGCTTTAGGAACGTCAGCTATACAAAATTTAGTATCTGGCGGTCCAAATACAAAAATGATTGGTGGAACATCGAGTGCTATGTCTGATCCTTTATCTAACTATTTGGCTTTGAGATGGTTCTTTTATGGTAGTAATGATTCTTACAATTAAATGTATAAAGAGTATATCATATCTAGACCATTTGGTCGTATAAAAAATGACACGTATGTAAATGTAGCGCAACGCTTAAACCATGATAAATACAAAGAATGTATTGAAATAGTATAAATTATATTTTTACAAATGAATAAAAAGTATAAAGTATTTTATTTATAAATAAATTAATCTATTTATAAATAAATATATAAATGTC